TCTAAGCCCAAGACATCTACCCCATAGTTGTACTAGACTGGCGGCATGCCAGTCCTCAAGAAATCTACCAGAGTTAAAGCAGGCGTTACGGGTCTACCCGTAGGCATCAAAGACATAACCCGTGCAGATTTCCGCAACGATATTTGGATACGGGCTATCGAGGGCAAAGGCTACCGCGTAGCTTGGAGCCGTACGTGCCAATGCCCGTGCAAGAGCATGAACGATCAAACGGATCAAAACGATCCTAATTGCCCTTTGTGCGACGGGTTAGGTTGGATTTTCTTCAAGCCTGAAGCCGCAGCCTCAAATCCAAAAATCATCGGACCCTTAGACGAGATCCAAGCCAAATTTGTAGGCACTACCGCAGCGGTCATTCATGGGATCATGACTGGTATCTCTGGAAAACAAAATGCACTAGACCAGTTTGGCCCATGGCAAGAAGGCATGGGCATGCTAACGGTCAGGTGTGAGAACAAGCTAGGCTATTATGACCGCATCACGTTGCTGGATTCCCGCATTGTCTACAGCCAGATCATCAAACGTCCGGAGGGGGCTCTTTTCAAAACCAAATACCCGGTAGTACAGACCAACATTTTGCGCGACATCAACACGGTCTATGTCGAGGGTACAGATTTTGACGTGGTAGTGGGAGATATCACTTGGAAGACTGGCAAGGGGCCAGCGCCAGAAACCCCGGTTGTTTGCCACTACCTCACGCACCCAACGTATCGCGTGATTGAACATCCACATGCTGTGCGAACGACATTGACCAAGTTCAAGGTCAAACAGCCACTGACCCCGCAAGGCGAGCCCGTAGATCTTCCAGTGCAAGCAGTAACGCGCTACGAATTTCTCATATGATCCAAATCACGGTCCTAAATCTGGAAAACCTTATCCCGTTGGAGCTGGTAACAGCGTTGAACGAAGATGCGGTCATGGAAATCATGCATGACGTGATCGATGGTGCCAGGGACCATTGGATACAGCTAGCGTCTAAGCATTTCCATACAACCAAGGTGGACTACATCAACGGGATTCAACCTGTGGAATGGCAGGGGAACGATACGGCTGTGATTTCCTTGGTTGGCCTACTCCCAAATATCTTGGAACAGGGGATGGGCCAAAAGGACATGCACGACACGTTGCTAGGCCCAAACGTGCCTGTAGCTCCCAGAGGCCAAAAGGGGAAGCACCCAAGGGTAGAGGGCGGTTATTTTCGAGCCATTCCCTTCAGGCACCGTACCCCAGGCGCTAGCTCGTATGGCGCTCCCCTGGGTAAAGCGTTGGAAAAGCTTTTGGGTTCTGAGTGGTCGCAGCAATTGGGGAAAGACATTTACAGGGCAGCAAAAGAGCTGGCGCCCTCACTGTCAGATCCCTACACTGGGAAAACCTCATGGGGTGAGCGCTTGGATACTGCCAACATTCGAGCGATGAAAACCAGAGCGAACGCATATATCCCGAAAGCCAAACCCTACCATGCAGTAGATCCCTACGCCGGTATGGTGAAAATGCAGAAGACGTACGGGGCACATATCGACATACTTAATCAAGCGCAAAGTCAGTACATGACCTTCAGAACTATTTCGGTAGATGCCGAGGGAAACGGGGTAGGATCAAGCCCCTGGATTAGACCGTCAAAACCAGGAGCCTCTTTAGCCCAGCAAGTATCAGAGTATGTGTCATCCCGACTTGCGCCAATGGCGTTCCAGGCGTATGTGAATAGCATTAGGTAAATATGATTCAGCGATTGCTCTACAAAGCATTGACCCGCGGGTTGGATGCCATCAAAGCAGATCCTACTATCTTGGATGATCTGTTTCTCAAGAATTTTGAGTTGGACGCATCCGAAGTAGAGGGCATCAAAACCTTTTTCGCAGCCAAACCCCCTACGGTTATCCATGGCTACGCACGTAGCGATCAAGACACGCCGATCATTTCTATTCTGTTAGCCAATGAGCGTGAAGCCGATGCAGTAATCGGGGATGAGGCAGGCATTATCGAGGATGAGGAAGACGCTGATTTTGGCGCTGACCAATACACGGCTTTGTGGGAGCACACGTTTAGCGTGGTTTGCATTACAGAGCATCCCGATGTGTGCCAATACATCTACGAAGTCGCCAAGCAAATCATCATGGTCGCTAAGCCCACGTTCATTCCTTACGGTGTGTATGGGCTGACTCTTTCAGGAGCCGATCTAGCTCCAGACTCACGTTACATGCCTGAACACTTCTTCATTCGGCAATTGTCAGTTTCGTGTCGTGCGGAATTACTGACTGTGGCCAAGGATACTAAGTTGGGCAAGGCATTCAAGGTTTCTGGCATGCACGTTGACAAAAGTGGAAGCCCAAGCGATGTTGGTGGAGTCAAAACGCTCGTAACAGTAGCTACGGAGAGCGAGAATGAGTAATAAGAAGACTCGATACGCGCCTAGTATTCCGGATTTCGACGGTACAGACGAGGTGCAACCCGCAGAGTCTGAAGCTCCAATTGATGTAGAGCCAGTTACAGAGACCTCCGAAAGCAAATCTGTTGAAGTCGTGTTAGATACCCATCCGGCAGATATCGTAGCCCTTAGGGTCTACATTACTTTGGCGGGTCCGAAGTGGGACCAAATGGCGGGTTTTGTAAGTTATGCACGCCGGCTAGCTCTTGGTCCTATGACCGTGGAAGCGTGGCAGGCTGAGTATCAAAAGTTTCAAAGCAAGCCGGTAGGCTGATTCAAGGAGCATAAAAATGGGTACCACATTGTTCTTCAACGGGAGACTGACCAGCGTTCCCGGTTCTTACAGTGAGATCGACGCATCGGGCCTAGAGTCCGTGGGTCTCGGCGCGAATGGTATCGTTGCGGTTTTGGGTACAGCCGAAGGTGGGAAGCCTGTTAGCGCTATCTCAGAGCTTACCGATTTCATCCGCATCAACCAACCTTCGAAAGCACGTAATATCTTCCGGAGCGGTGATCTCCGCGAAGTCATGGACATGCTGTTTAGCCCGTCGAATGATCCCGACATCAAAGCCGGTGCGCAGCAAGTCGTGGCCATGAAGATCAACCCGGCTACGCAAGCCGCGGCTGTGTTGGCCAATGCTTACGGTAATGCTTTGGATCTGCTTTCCAAGGATTACGGTGCGTTCACTGAACAAATCAATGTGAGCGTAGGTACGGGTACAACCAAGGGTAAGAAAATCACTGTGATCTTTGAGAACGTCACTGAAGCCCAAGACAACGTAGGTGGGGATGTGATGTTCAAGGTCAAGTACGTCAAGCCTACGGATGGCTGGGATACGATGACCTCGCAAGTAGTAGCCGGTGGGGAAGTGAAAGCCCTGGCTACCCGTGCGGTTGCTGGTTTGGATGCGGACATTACTGGCCCCTTGGCAGCTCCGGGTGCAGTAGAAGTCGTGTCTGGTTCGGCCGGCGACGTGGGCCAACGAATTACGGTTTACGGCGAAGATGGTACCGGCGCTCCCAAGAAAGAAATGTTGACTCTGAACGGCGTAACCGCGGTTGTTGGTACGCAACTTTGGGCTACAGGCAAGGTGTTGGGCGCTTCGATTGAAGGCACTACGGTTGGCGCAGTAGTTGTGCGTCCAGCGGGTGGCGGTACTGCGATTTGCACAGTGGCTGCTGGTACGAATACTGCCAAGGGTCTCAAGTACGGCGTGACCATGTATGCAGCCGGCGTGTTGACGTTGGTAGCAGACGGCGCGACCACAAAGAACGTGATCGTAGTCGGCAAGAATACCTCTGGCGCCATTGTTCTTGAAAAGCTCACGCTAAACGGCACTACTCCGGTTGTGGGTACGGCCGTTTGGTCCGAAATCAAGGCTTTGGTTTTGGGTGAAGTACAAGCCGCTCGTACCGTGACGGCTTCTGGTACCTCAGCATGGGCTAAGGTAGCTACCCAAAAGACGTTGCTCAAACTGGCTGACTATTTCAACGCTCGTTACGTAGCGGGTGTTGGTGGTTTCGTTTGTACGTTGCAGACAGCATTGACCAGCTTTGTGTTGGGTGACTTGGACCTAACGCCAGCGGCAGTCAATTGCTTGTCGCCGGCAGAGCCAAGCTACTACGCGGACCTCTGGGCTGTGAAAAACTGGTTCAACCAAAACAGTCAGTATGTTGGGGCCAGCTATTCCGTAGGCGCAACGGGTGGGGCTCCCAGCAACACAGCTTCCCCAGTGTTCCTATCTGGCGGATCTGAAGGTACAGCTTCGTTCTCAGATTGGCAGCGCGGTTTGAATCTACTCAAGAAAGCGCGGGTCAATAGCGTAGTGGTGTTGACCCCAGATCCCGCGGTGCATGCAGCGCAGGATGCCCATTGCGCGTACATGGGTGGTATTGGTCGCAGCGAGCGTGATGCCTTTGTAGGTATCATGAACGCGGGTATGACTGACGTGGCGACCAAGGATGAAGCCAAAGCGCAGATCATTGACCTGAACAGTCGCCATACTCGTGCGGTAGCCCAGGCTATCGAAAGATATGACACGGCAGGGGAGCGACGAGAATTTACCCCTCCGTTCTACGCGGCCATTACTGCGGGTATGCAAGCGGGTAGTCCGGTAGGTACTCCGTTGACGCACAAATACGTCAACGTGTTGTCGATCCGGCAGCATAGTTCGTGGAACCCGACAGACGATGCAGACGAGATGATCAACGCGGGTCTGTCATTCTTGGAGAACGTAGAGAGCGTGGGTAGACGCATCGTTCGCAACGTGACTACGCATTTGTCGAGCAACAACATTGCGTTCGTTGAAGGCAGCGTAAATCAAGCTGTGAACTTCGCCACGTTCAACTTCAGAACCAACATGGAAGCATCGGTTGGCAAGAAGGGTTTCGCTGGAACCATCAATGCGGCCAAGGGTGTGGCAGTCGGCACAATGGGTCTCTTGGTTGACGCAACTATTTTGGTAACTTGGCGCAGTCTGGCTATCGAATTGGTAGTTGACGTTTTGGAAGTCAGCGTGGAAATGGCCCCAGTGTTGCCGATCAACTTTGTAGCGAACACCATTCATCTGGTTACTGTGCGACAGAGCGCGGCATAACCCGAGTATTGCGAGAGGTTTACCATGGAAAAGGGTAGGATATTTACTGGTGCAAGAGCGCGTTTTTCCTTGAACGGCGTTAAGGTGGGCTATGCCCGCAACGTCAATATCTCGGAAGAGAACGGCTATGAACCTATCGAAGTGCTCGATAACATCGAAGTCGAAGAGTTTGCGCCGGTTTCCTACCGCGTGACTTTCACGGCTTCTATGTTCCGGATCATTGGCGAGACCATCAAGAGCCGTGGATGGTTTCCAGCGAACGGTAAGAACACTTCGGAGCATTTGCAGAACATCCTTACGTCTGGGGATCTCACAGCGACTATCGAAGATTCCAAGACCGGCAAGATTGTTTCCACGGTTGAGCAAGTCAAAGTGGCTAGCCACAATTGGACCGTGGACGCTAGAGGGGTTGTTGGAGAAGACGTTACGTTCGTAGCCATTAGGGTCAGTGACGAGTCAGAGGTAGTTTAGCCAACCCGTTGTTCCTTCCGGGGTGGTTACAATAGGGGCAGGCATCCTCACGGTGTCTGCCCCTTTTGCTTTTCAGCGCGTGACCTGTTTCTAAGCCTATGGCATTGTGGGTCGCATCAACTAACACAGGAGCGACCCCATGCCAGTAATTCAAAAGGAAACCCCAGAACAATTGAAACAACGATTGACGCCTACGCACCTATTGGATGCGTCTGCTACTGAGGATTTCAAGGAACAGGCAGAAGCCGCGATAGGTGAAGACAAACCCAAAGCCGATGTAGATCCCGACAAGAACCCACGTTCTAAGAACCCCTACACCTTCCAATTTGATTGGGCGGATAGTCGTGGCAAGAAATGGGTGGGTAGCTTCACCACGCATTTTCCGACACCCATGGACCTCGTAAAAGCGGGAGTGATGCAGGCGCGTATGACAGGTTCTACAGCCAAGGATTCCTTGGATGCGCTCACCGATGAAATCGCGTTCATGGTATCCAGGTTGAGCTATTGTCTGGACAAACGGCCAGATTGGTTCAAAGATCCGATGAGCATCATTGACGGTGTGCCTTTGATCCAAGCCATCTATTCGGAGGTGGTAGATTTTGAGCAGTTTTTTCGGGAACATGGGAAGGCTTAAACAACAGGCAAAAAAGAACGTACAGACCAACGATTTCATGATCCGGAGATGGTGGGTTGAGAAATACCACAGACCCACCAATGATCCGTTGTTCATGACTAGGTGTTGGGTGGAATGGCAGATAGAAATG